GCGAGGATGTGAAGACGATCTACTCGCGGTGGAAGTTGCTCGAAGTCTCGCTCGCGCCATTGCAAGCGAATCCAGAAGCACTCATCACGGCAGTCAAGAAGGGAATCTGCTCGCCTGCTTCCGCGCGTAAATGGTTTGGCATTGAGCCTCCGAAGCGGACGGTCGTTTCTATTTCGATTCCCGCGCACTCATCTACAAAGGCGGCGCGGTCGATCATGCTCTCTGAAACCGTAGAGCGCGAAATTGCTCGCGCTCGCGGTCGACTCTGGCTCTGACGTTCGGCAACGCTCACGGCACTTCGCTTGAAACGCGGCCTCGCTCGGAAGAGAAGAGTTGTCTCTTTGAATTCGAAAGGTACAGACATGAAGACGATGAATCTCGATCAGTTCAAGAACGCGCTTGAGAAGGCCGCTCGCATCAAGGGTGCTGACGGCGTGGCAATTCAGAAGAAACTCATCCTCGAAGGCTACATGGTCACGGATGCCGAAGGCATGGCCGTCGATCCAGACACGCTCGACGTGACGATCGCTGCCGCTGCTCCATCGACCGACATGATGAGCGAAGAGGACAAGGAGCAGATCTCGAAGTCGATCCGTCGCGAAGTCGCTTCGCGTCTCGACGCGATGCCGCGCGGCCTCTCGGCTGTCGCAAACATCGACGACAAGCCTTGGGAACGCGCTCGCGTGTACAGCGCAGGCCGCAAGGCGTTCTCCTCGAAGGAGATGGCTTGGAAGTTCGGCACGTGGTGTCTCGCAACTCTCGGCCACAAGAAGTCGGTCGAGAATTGCAAGAACTTCGGTATCGCGATCAAGGCTCATACCGAAGGCGTGAACTCGCAAGGTGGCTTCCTCGTCCCTGACGAGATGGCCGCTGAACTCGTCACGCTTCGCGAGCAGTACGGTGTCTTCCGTCGCAATGCGAAGATCTACCGAATGACCTCGGACACGCTCCGCATTCCTCGCAAGAATACGGGCCTCACGGCGTACTGGGTCGGCGAAGCAATGGCCGCGACCGAGTCGACGATGGGCTTCGACAACGTGCAACTCGTCGCGAAGAAGTTGACCGCGCTCACGACTGTCTCGAACGAACTCCTCGAAGACTCGATCATCGACCTCGCGAGCGATGTCGCGAACGAAATCGCGTACCAGTTCGCGTTCAAGGAAGACGACGCAGGCTTCAACGGCGACGGCACGTCGACATACGGCGGCGTGGTCGGCCTCGCAACTGCGCTCTCGAACGCGACCTATCAAGTCAGCGACTCCGGCGCGGCGACGAACTATTCAAACATCACGTCGGCTCAAGTTTCGACGGCGTTTGCATTGCTTCCTGCTTGGGCGTTCCAACGAAACAACGTGAAGATCTTCTGCAACAAGTCGACCTATCACGCGGTCTTCGAGCGTCTCGCGTTTGCCGCAGGTGGCACGACCGCGAGCGAAATCGTGAATGGCATCGCGACTCCAAAGTTCTTCGGAACTCCAGTCGAATTCACCCAAGTCATTCCGTACACGCCAACGACTGGCGATTCGGTCGTTGCCTACATCGGCGACCTCTCGCAAGCCTGCTATCTCGGCGATCGCCGCGCGACCTCGATCGCGTTCAGCGATTCGGCTCTCAACGCCTTCGAGCAAGACGAGCGCGTCGTTCGTGGAACCGAGCGCGTAGACATCGTGTGCGCGAACGTCGGATCGTCGTCCGCAACTGGTGGCATCATCAAGTTCACCTTCTGATCCATAGGAGAAAGCACACATGAAATCGAATTACAAGATCATTACCGTCGCAGGCGCGGCGACTGCCGCAGGCCTCTTGACCGCAGAATTCGACACGCTCGGATTCTCATACGCATCGATTGCCTTCGTCGACGGAACCTCTCCGACTACTCACGGCCTTTCGACCGTTCTCACGAATCAGTACATTCAACACAGCGACACGGCAGGCTCCGGCCACGCTGCGATTTCTGGCTTCGTTCCTGGAACGGACTGGACTCCATCGAGCGCGGCAGTTGCGACCAACGTCGCGAAGGTCGTCTACAACGTCGACCTCCGAGGCCGCAAGCGATACCTGAAGGTTCAGGCATCGGCAGGCGGCGCGATGACGACGGGCGCACTCGTTTGCACTCTCACGAATCCTGCAGATGGTCGCGTGACCGCTGCGGAAATCGGCGCAGGCGCAGTCGTCAACGGCTGATCGGTAAATGCCTGAATGAAAAGAGAGGCGAGGGAAACCTCGCCTCTCTTCTTCGGGGGGAAGCATGAAGGAATCTCAAGACTTCAAGATGATCGTTCTCGATCAGTCGTTCGGTCAGAGTTTCACGGCATCCGTCGACACTCAAGGATACCGATACGCGCGAATCATCTTTTGCTCGGATTCATCGGGAAGGCTCGTAAGCGGAACGAAGATCGAGCAGTCGGACAAAGGCGTCACTTGGGAGGCGATTCCGAAGATGGTCGCCGGAGTCGACTATGTTCTTCCGAGCAAGGCGACATCGACGACACAACCGAAGATAGTTTGGGATGTGTCGATGCTCGGAAAGAAGCGATTTCTCAAAGCCACAATCGAGCAAATCGCCGAAGGCAACTCGATCATCGTGGCTCAACTTCTTGAGCCGATCGACTCCGTAACGACTGCCGACGAAACGGGAGTCACGACCTACGCGCTCGGATGATCGACAAGCCTCTTTCTTTTTCCGGTGGGGAGGCGGCACGTCCGTCTCCCCTCTATCATTCCGAAGCCTCACGGCAAGGAGACACCATGGAAGAACTGAAGGACGGAGCCGACATCGGCTCGGGCTTGACGCAAATTCGCACAGAGGACGCGATTCCTTGGCTTCGCTCAATCGCATCGCAACTCAAAGACGAAGCAGAACTCCGGCTCGAAGTGCCTGATCTCGACGGAGTCTTGAAAGCCTACAACGAAGGCGAGCCAGAGACGGAAAAGATGTTGATCGGCGATGGCGCGAAGTCGATTTGGAATCGCGAGAAACTCTCGCGCGTTCTGAATCTCGCAGGCTTCGAGATCTCACGCGGCAAGAATTGTTGGTCTTGGAACGAGACGAAGACGAAGATTTCCGTCGTCGCTCGCAAGTACTCTCGGCCTGCGCCGTCTTTCCCGATGAAAGACATTCATTGCATCATGTCGCTTCCTCGCGTTTGCTGGACGGACACGCAAGGCGTTCTGCATCATGCGGCGGCCTCGCTTGGCTTCAACGTCACGCGATCGACCGGAGTCTTCTGGGGCCAATGCCTTGAACGTCTTCTCGAAACTTGCCTCACGATGGAAGGCATCAAGTACGTTCTCACGGTCGACTACGATTCTATCTTTGACGCGGAAGACATCATTCGTCTCTGGCAAGTGATGGAGACGCGGCCTGACGTTGCCGCGCTTTGTCCGCTTCAGATCGGACGAGACAAGGATCTTCCTCTATTCTCGATCAAGAACGACGACGGAACTCTTCTCAAGGAGATGACAGAAGATCGTCTCTATACGGACGCGCTCGAAATGAACACGGGTCACTTCGGCCTGACGCTGATTCGCCTCGATGCGATCCGCGATCTCCCGAGGCCGTTCTTCCTCGGCGTTCCGAACAAGAACGGCAACTGGGGAGAAGGCCGCGTCGATGACGACATCTTCTTCTGGAATCGTCTCCGCGAAGCAGGCAAGAAAATTTGCCTCTGTCCGCGAGTTCGAATCGGACATCTTCAGAACGTCGTGACGTGGCCTGCCGAGGACTGCCGAGCGATCACGCAATATCTCTCGAAATACCATGAAGACGGGAGACCGACCGAATGCATGACCTTCTAATCGTTCTCCGAAACTGCGCGATACACGTCGACGGCGTAGGACGACGAGATCTTCGAGCGGGAACTATTGTGAACGTCTCGCACGAAGCAGCGAAGACGCTTGTCTCGAAGGGATACGCAAAACACGCGATCGAGCCTGCTCCGCTCTTTGTGGATTCGACTCGACTGAATCAAACGCCGAAGAAGAAGTCAAGGAGAGCCGATGGCCGTAGCGACGAACTCACTCACGACTCTGGTCAGTCTGAAGCAATATCTCGGCGTGACGACGACGACCGACGATGCGCTGATGGAGAGCCTGATCGACCGAGCGAGTGACTTCATTCAGCGATACTGCGCTCGGAACTTCGTCTCGCAGCGATACTACGAGTGGCACGACACATACGGCGCGGATCGAATTGCGCTGAAGCACAATCCAGTCGAGCACGTTCGATTTGTCGGAGTAGGCTACGACAATGCTATCTCCGTTCAATCGACAGTCGCGAGCGATATCTCCGTGGCGATCGGAGTCGATAGCGATCACGTCCATCTTCATCGAATCAATTCGTCTGGAGTCGAGACATCGATCGAAACCGTGTTCGCAACGTATCCGTCGACGAATCTCCTTGCGGCGGCGATCTCTGGCGTAACTGGATTCTCGGCAAGCGCGGTCTTGAATTTGCCGACCAAGTACCTTCGCAAGATCGCAGGCGCGGATCTCAAGCAGAAGACGATCTACCTTCAGGCTCCAACGGATTCGCTGACCGACTACATGATCGACGATGCAAGAGGAATCATTTACGGCCCTACGCTGACGCAGTATCGTTCGTTCTTCGTTGACTATGAAGGCGGATACGGAACGATTCCGTACGATCTCCAGCAGGCGACGATTGAGATGGCATCCCGTCTTCTGAACTCGCGCAAGCGAGATCCGAACCTTCAGAGTGAATCGCTCGGCGGATATTCGTACTCGCTTCGATCTGTGTCGGATCTCGACTCGTCGACGAAGTTGGTTCTCGATTCGTATCGGAGGCTCCGTTGAGCATCGAGACGCTTGTGAATCAGTTTGGAATGACGCTGTACATTCGTCTTCCGGCATACACGGTCGAATCGGACGGATCAATTTCTCGGCAGTATGGCCGCGTCTTTACGGCGACAGGATTCATTCAGCCTGCGTCGCAAAGCGAGCCAGTCATTCAAGGCCGATACGAAGGCAGAACGTCCGCGACGATTTACTTTGCCGGCGCACTCTCGATCGGAATCGACTACGAGATTCACGACTCGGAAAGTTTGACAACTCGGCAATGGCGCGTGACGGGAGTAGTCAACCCTGCGGAACTCGGGCAGACTGGCGCACGGCCTTCGCTGAATATGACGGTCGTTGACTGCGTAGAAGTTGAGCCGAACGCAGAACTCGGCGGCGCATAAGGAGAGGTCAACGAATGAGTGGCGCGAAGTTCAACCATGACGCGATTCTCGAAACGATGCGAGTCGGTATTCGCAAAGGTATGAACTTGTGTCTCGTCAGAGCGGCCCGATTGATGCGTGGTCAACTATCTCACGCAGGACGAGGGACGCTCTATCGAGTTGCACAAGGCAAGGCGAAAGGTCGGAATCTTCGAGCGCGTGGCTTCCATCGAGCATCATTCGCAGGACAATCTCCTGCGGCTCTGACAGGAACTCTCCGCGCTTCATGGAGCGTCGAGACAGTCGGAAATCGTCCAGACGGATTCGCGAATATCTTCGAGGACGGTCGAGATGTCATCCTTCGATTCGGAAGCAATTTGAAATATGCGCCGATGCTCGAATATGGAACTCGCCGAATGAAGCCTCGTCCATATGTGAGGAAGGTCCTACCTCGTCTCGCCGTATTCTCGAAAAAAGAAATTGTGAATGCACTTAAAAGAGAATTCGCGAGGACTCCATGAGCAAAGCAATTCTCGACGCGGTGAAGACTCGGCTCTATGCGACGACCTCGATCGCGACTGCGCTCTCGTCTCGGATCTACTACAACTCCGCGCCTGCAAACGCGAATCTTCCTCTTCTCGTCTATACGGCGACTGTGAGGACGACTCCATTCTTCGGCGCGATCACGCGGCACGAAGTCGAGATCGAGTTCGCGATTCAGTACGGCAACGAGAACGGAATCGATGCGTACACAATCTCGGACGGCCTCGCGACGGCATTCTCGACTCCGATCTCGGTCACAGGCTTCGACGCGCTTCGCGGAGTTCGCATCGAGCGCGGTGTGCCATCATTCGCTGATGATGGTTGGACGATGATTGAGCGGTGGCGATTCGTCGCGCACGACACATAAGGAAACCTCATGGCAATCGATACATATCTCATCGGCAACGACGGAAACGTCTCTTACACGATCGGAACGACGACGGCCGTCCAGACCTTTTTCAAGGTGCAGAGTTTCGCCGCGACGCTCTCGCGTCCCGTCTCGACTTTGACGGCCTTCGGAGATACTGGACAGCGGAAGCGTCTCGGTATGCTCGACTTGACTGGCTCGCTGAATGCCATCGTCGGTATCGATTCGACGGCAGGCACTTCGACGAGCCACACGAATCTCATTCTTGTCTCGTCGCAGGACACGACGACTACGCGGCCTGCCTTGAGCCTGACGCTCTATGACAGCACGAACGATGCAAAGATCACATCGAACTGCGTCTTCTCATCGTTCGCGTTCAATTCAAACAAGACTGGCGACACGACGATGACGGTCAACTTCGAGAACGCGGATGGCGCGGCTCCCGTCGTCACTTGGCTGATCTCATGAGCATCTCTGCTACTGAAGTCATTCCTCTATTTCGGCCTTCCGATGCAGACTGGATCGT